TTTTTACCTTTCTCGGTGTGGTATTGTGCTAGAACTTCAAGAGCATTGATTTCTTCTTGTGTGTAATCATCAGAATAATCGTTAGCTTCAAGCTCATACATCTCAGCAGTATTGTATTCAGCTACAACTTTGTCACTACCATTGATGTATTCAGCATGGTACATATCCCAATAATTAAGCTTTTTGTTGTAAAGTGTGTTTCTTGCTTTACTTACTGTCATTGTTTTCATTGTTTCTCCTTTATTCACTAGGGTTTAATTACCCTATATAAGTATTATATACTTTTAGTATAGTGGTGCAAGTACTTTTTTATCTTTTTTGGGTTAATTAGCTGATGAAACCCATAAAATGCAGTTTTTTTACCTCTTTTTACAATTAAATGGTCGGTAATTAATTCTAAAGACTGAAAGGTATTAAGTATGTTAGGAGTTGCAAGACCACATATCCAAAGCAGTTTCTCGGTCTGCTTGACCACAATAATCTCAGGTTTATAGGATTGTTTGAATATCACAGGGTATCTGTACTTAGCTGATGTCTTAACACCACATTGATAGCCTAGTTTAGATAAATCAGATACATGATAATCAACTGAATTACCTACAGTAAAATCTACAAAAGGTTGACTTAGATATTGCTCGACTGCACATTCACCTAGAAACCCATTGAGCCATCTAGCATATTCAAAGTTGTTATCAATCTTATGATGTTGCTCTCTGTTCTTTTTCTTTAGAACTTCTCTTACAAATTCTTTAACTTGTGTAACTTTGCTATCAGGTAATATTATTCTTTCGTATGAATCAGAATATTTTCTTACATGATTCTCATAATCATAAATCATTGATATCTTCAAAACACTTAGTGTTGTTATTCCATCTGATAGTGCATTCACCTACATTACCTTGCACATCTATTTCTCTTATCTTTGCAATTCTAATGTTGGTTGTATGGTTCTCATAGTCTCTAGTTACAATGATTCCAACATCTGCTTTGTTATTCCAATGAGCTGAACCTGAGACATCATAAAGGCTATTGACAGTAAAGATGCCATCAGCATTTCTAATCTGTTTAGTTGGATGTGCTACTAAGAAAGTGCATGTATCTGTTTCACGATTAAATCTTTTTATTTTCGATATCAAAAGTGATATGTGTTCATCTTCTCTGAGTGATGCTCTATTAGGATTAATTTCATTGTATGGGTCTAGCAGTAATCCATCTATGTTAAATTCTTGATGACATGCTCTAGCACGTTCTAATATCCAATCGATATCAGGTGCATCTTCACGTTTATCTACAAAAAGAAAATGCTCATGAATGTGGTCTATAGCATTCATTACTTCAGTCTCACTAGCACGATTAGAGAACATGTGGTCGAATGGTTTCTTGCAATATTTCTCGACAAGTCTTTTTAAATTGACTGCTGATGAATGCTCAGGTGAGAATATCATGTATTTAAATCCATGTTCTCTAGAAGTTCTCATTGCTATCTCTAGTGTCAAACTTGACTTACCACTGTTAGGTGTGCCTGTAAAAAGATTAAAAGAGGGTTTTATAATTTTAAAATAATTATCAATAGACCTAAAACCACAATAATATCTTTTTTGACTTTCACCTCTGTATAAAGCCCATATATTTTCAGTTAAGTCTTTAGCTCGATGTATTCCATCTACTTTAGACATATCATTTCTCCTGTATTAACCTGCAAGAAAATTTTTATTCTTACGTTTCTTTTCTAATATATTTGGTTTTTTATATATATTAGTATTGTGTGCATCTCCTGCACTACCGATTGTCGTATTTTGCACTAGTGCAGTATTTGCACTACCGATAATATACTGATTACAATTATTAACCCTGCCTTTGATTTTACCTATCTTTATAAAGCCTTTTTTCTCTAACTCTTTTAGATGTGTTTTTACACTTCTTACAGAGCAATGACATAACTTAGCAATATGCTCAATACTAGGAAAGCAACTATGCTCTGAATCTGCATAATTAGCTAACATAAGTAAAATAAGCTTACTGATGCTTGTATTGGTATTTTGCTTAACTGCCCATGCCATAGATTCAAAAGACATTATTTGATTCCATAAAAGTCATTAGCATCTACTTTCTTTTCTGTGCATTGATAGATTTTATGCATATTCTCTTGTCTTGGTATTTTCTCACCATAATAGTATTTAGATATTGTAGGGAAAGGTATACCACATTTCATTGCAAACTTTGCTATAGAAATCTTTTCCTCTTTTAAATATTGGTTTAGTTTCATTATAACTCCTGTTAATATTGTTCCCCCCGAATTGTATTATAAAATCAGTATAAATAAAAGCTTTACATATCCTTATTTTCAGTTTACTATCCTTATCAACAAATAGGAGAAATTAATATGACAATTAACTTATATCATGGTACAGATGCACAATATCTTGATAGCATCTTAAAAAATGGAATTGTTCCACGTGGAACATCTAAGGGTAATTGGGAACATGCTAATCTGTATAGTAATCCTAACATGGTCTATCTGACAGACTGTTATGCATTTTACTATTCAGGTATGCAGGTAACAGAAAATCAGAAGGATTCTTTAATACTAAAAATCGAAGTTGATGAAGATAAATTATGCTGTGATGAAGATTTGCTGATGCAAGTGGGTAACAAAGATAAAAAATTTGCTTACGAAAAAATCATAAAGAACAATAAGAGATTTAATATAGTTTCACGTGAAACATCAAAATGGTCTAAGTTCAAAAATAAAGATGGTAAACATCAACATAGATTCTTTTCAGATTATATTCATTACTTTAAATCTGATTGGAAACTTTCTTTAGAACATCTTGGGTGTGTTGCACACATTGGTAAGATTGAACCACATCAAATAAAAGATTATGTAGTACATGACATGCTTTCGTGTCTTATCAATCATGATAACTCTGTAACAACTTTAAATCACAAATTCAAAGGTGATTATCAAAGAGCAGAACTTAAATATCTTTTTGATGAACCAATGGATAATAGAGATAGAAAAGCAATAAAAGAAAATCAATTGATGCAAGAAGAAATTCGGAAAACGAATGCACTTGCAAAAAAATATAAAGAATTAGACCTGAGTAAGTCTGTCTACGAAACTGCTCATAATTAACTTATAGGAGAAGATAATGACAACAGCATTAGTAAGAATCAGAGATGACTGCCAAGTTGTAGGTATGTTCAGCTTTACAAATCTTATGGATTTGTTTTGGTTGATAGATGAATGCACAGACCCTTATCAATGTGAATTTATAAGGATAGAGCATGGTGGAATCTATTTTCCAAATAATGCAGATAAACTATATACATGGAAAGAAATCAAAGATAAAAATGTAAATTTACAGAATGACAGCACTTGTGGAGATATGACTGCCGAATTGACAGAAAATTTAGCAATCTTAGATGACAAGATGATTCAAAGGAAACCTAATAAATGGCAGAACTTTGATGGTTGGTGTTCTAACGTAAATTCTGATAACAAAGAATATTTCAAAAAACTAGGAGAAAGAAAATGGCTATAACTAAAATACAAGAGAAGCAAGATAGTGAACTTAGATTGGCTAGTGCATTGAACTTGTTTCAAACACTTAAAGTAAGTGCTAAGAAAGATGGAACTAATCCACATTTCAAATCTACTTACTCAACATTAGAAGCAGTAATAGATGCTGTCAATCAAGGTTCAGCATTTGGTCTGTTCTTTACACAACACATTCATGAGCATGAAGGTAAGTTATTCGTTAAGACTGTTATGAGACATGTAAACGATACTGACACTTATGAAAGTTGTGTGCCTGTACCATGTGCTAATCTTCAGAATGCTCATCAAATGGCTAGTGGAATAACGTATGCAAAACGTTATGGTTTGCAATCTTTATATGGACTTCCATCTGAAGATGATGATGGTAATAATGCTGTCAAACCACAACCACCAAAAGTAAACCCAAAAGTAACCAAAGAACTATAGGAGAATAACAATGGATGTAAATGATGTTATGAATCAAGTACAAGATATAGAACAACGTGCCGAGAATGGCACGTTGCAACAATCAGAAGCAATCAATGGCACATTGAATGAAGCAAGAGAATCTGATGTCTTGGTCAAACAAGGTAAGATAGATGATGGCTCAGAATATGGTAAACAAATCTGTGTGGTCAAACAATTCAACCGAGCAGGTGAGCAATACTATTCAGTCTTTGAAAGGGTTGGATATATAGCAGTTGCAGATGAACAAAATAAATATGACATCTATGGTGCTATGAATACTAATAACAAAGACTATAAAGTATATGGCTATAAGAAATCAGGCACATCACAATCAGGAAACCAATACGAATTTATCTCATTGGTTTTGCATGAAAAAGATGATATAAAGAAAGTTGAAAAGGAAGATGTTCCTTTTTAGTTTTCATATTTGCTCATTTAGAAACGACAGTCATATCGTTTCTCCTATGCAGGTAGACAAAGATGACCCCTCTCGGTCTACCTGCTCACAAATCAAATCGGAGAATAACAATGGATAGAACACTTGGAATTGGTGGTAGTGATGCCAAAAGAATCATCGATGGTGATTGGCATACTCTATGGCTAGAAAAAACAAAACGTGTAGAACAAGCCGACCTGTCAGATGTACTGCCTGTGCAGATTGGTATTACTACAGAAAAACTCAACCTTGATTGGCTAGAGAAATCACTCGTAGCTAATCATCATGAGCATACTAAAATCAAAAGAGATGTAACCTTACCTCAGAAAGAATTTATGATGTCTCATTTAGATGGATTGATTGAACAAACAAATGTGATTGTTGAAGCAAAACATACTTATGAAAATAATACTCTAGAGAATGTAGCTCAATATTATTATTGTCAGTTGCAACATTACATGATGCATTCAGGTGCTAATGAAACGTATCTCACAGTATTTTTTGGTAACAGAACTCATGATTGGACATCGATAGAATCTGACCCTGAGTTTCAAAAGACACTTTATAAAGCAGAGAAATCTTTTTGGGAATACGTTAAGAACGATGAAGAACCAAAAGACTTTGCACCGATAGAACAACCAACAGAAATAAAACTAGATGGTATGAGAACTCTTGATATGAAAGATAATGAGCAGATGAACTCGTTGATTGTATCACTTAGAGAATGCAAACCTTATGTAGCTAGACATAAAGAGATAGTTACTGATATCAAAAATCTAGTTCCTGATGATTGCAGAAAAGCAATCGGTGATGGTGTTGTGATATCAAGAAGTAAAAAGGGAACACTAACATTAAGGGAAAGTGCAAGTGAGTAGTTATAGTCCACTACCTAATAAATTCTTTAAGGATTTCTGCCAACCTGATTTAAAGAAGAATCCTACTTATGGTTTGATTACAAAAGTCATAGGTGAGGATGTCTGCAAAGATTTTCTAGAAGAAATAGAACAAAAGAAAATTAAAGTAGATGCCAAAACTAAATCAGGTAAGAAAGGAATCCGACAAGTCGATGCTTGGAGAATACCTCTTAAATCTAATATCGGTGATAGATTCAATCACATTACTTTAGATTTAAATTACACATTCAATTATAGATTATCCTGCATACAAGATATTCAATACTTAGAATATAAAGTTGGTGATTACTATGATTGGCATTCAGATGTATCTGAAGGTATCAGCTCACTTAGAAAGATAAGTATGTCTTATGTACTTAATGATGATTTTGAAGGTGGTGAACTAGAAATATTTCATGGTGGTGAGAACTATGTTCTCGATGCAAAAATAGAACAATTAGTAGCATTCACAAGTTTTATGAATCACAGAGTTAGAAAAGTAACCAAAGGTATTCGTAAAGCTTTAGTGGTGTGGATTAATGGAGAAGCTTGGAGATAAACAATGACACAGAAAATGATGAAAGAAGAAATACAAAAATGGACAATATCAGCACAGGAAGTTTTAGGTAGAATGACTGAAACAAAAGATAGATTGGTCAAAGACCTCAACCATAACCAAAAATTATGGAATGATTTACTACATCAGAAAGAATGGAATCAGGAAACTTTAGAACTGAGTTGTCAGTATATTAAGGCT